CACGGTCATATGCTTTTGGTAGACTTGCGATCATGCCGAAGTCTTTCATATCAGTAATTTTGTCTTTGTCTGCTAATGCCATAGCAGATTTATCAAAGTCAGACATCCAACGACCCTGCAACATTTTGAATGTGAGTGCTTTATAATGTTGACGCACATTTACACCAAAAGTTTTGGTAGTAGCATCGACACCTTTAAGGTTGTCTTCCAGCAACTGCTTCATAATGTCTCGGTTGGGAGTGACATCATATGCCTTTCCGTCTGAGTCATATTTGACAGTTACATTTGCCTTGATGTATTTCTTACCATTCATCAAGTATGCTTTTGCAGAAGCGGCCCAAACATCGTTGGCTGAATATTCGATTTGATTTCTACGCATAGTTCTATACATTCCTTTATGCACTCCAGTAAGATTCTGAAAGTGTTGACATGTAATGAGGAGTATTGATTCCCTCAGTTACAGTGATTTTTTTACCAGTACCTGGGCAGATGCCAGTCTTAGTAATCATTGGTTCTACATAATCTGCAACAGCAACAATCGTATAAGACGATGCAAACTGCTTATGAGTAAGATTAAAATGTGACTCAGTAGCATCACGGTATGCATTGTGCATCGGAGCATGATACTCAGGCTCACCATTAGCAACACATTCAGCAACTTGATCGTATGCTTTTTGGTAGTACTTAACAGTTCTAGTAATACCTGCTTTAGCGGCACCAGTAGTCTTGTACTGAGTAGAAGCATAAGGCTTTTTATTAGGCTCTCTGTGGATTGCTTGATTAGTGTTGTCAATGATATAATACATATTGTTTCCTTGTTTGTTCATAATATACATATATTATACGCAAATTCTTACCCAAAGTCAAGCCTTTTTATCCATTATTTTCACTTTTTTCATCATTTTTTACGATATATAAGTGAGGTTTCTTGGGTCTTTGCTCTAAATCTTCTTGCTCTAATGCTTCAAATATAGCCTTTATATCTGTATTTTCGAGGTAATTATACTCGGCACCACTTACTTGAGGCTTGAGTTCCTCTTCTAAATAGATGACTAATTGATTCATCATAATAACAATATCATCTTTAACTACTTGATCTTCTGGTTCTAAACTTTTTAGTAGTTTTTCTACACCACCATTGAATAACTCTTGGGCTACCCATTTAACATTAGATTTATATCTACCTTCTTTCCATATACTCATTAGTGATTCCTCCCACCGTCAAACACACATACAAAATACAAACCAAAGACTCCTGTGTTAAAGACTCTATGATAGTCACCATCATTAATACAAATAACATCACCTTCAGTGACAGGAAATCGTTCACCATCTATTTCCATTTCACCTTTGCCTTTGTGAAAGAAATAAACTTCTTCTTGCCCTGCATGAGTGTGGCCATTTGTGCTTTGATTTGCTCTTAACATTGTACTACTTAGAATTAAATTATTACCAAATGCATTGTCTTTCAATACATATTGAGAATTATCTTTAATTACATTTCCTCCAATGTCTTCCATTTTAACTTTTTGCATTATTCATACTCCGGATTATATTGTTCATAACTTCCTGTATACCAGGATTTAATAATTTTTTCTGCTGGTTTGCCTCTGACTGATTGAGAGATATTTGGAAAGCCCTCAATGACTCTATTAGATTGATTGTCAGCAGGGATAAGTGTATCTGATAACCAGTAACCTGTACTTGATGTAGTTCCTTTTGTTTCAAACCAGGGTTGTTTATCTATTGCTCTTAGCATACCTTCTATAAAGATTGCTTGTGCTGAAAAATCAGTTGTTACTGAGTCTTGTATACAATCGTCATAATACACATCCAAATAAGTTCCTTGTGTACAAAAGCCATCTTCGATCCAGCCTCTACTTAAGAAACTTTGATGACTTTGAGCAAAAAGGTTCCATATAACTTTGGGCATTTCATACGTAGTATATTCCCAACACGGTTGCTGAGTATTACAGTTCCATGCGTTAAAGAGATCAGTAGTATATTCTGCTACACGTTCTTCTAATAATTCGACTGTAGCACCTGCGACTTCATCATCATATACTAAGTTTGGTAGACTAACAATAACACCGTCGACTTCATTAAAAACACGTGAGTCATTCCATATGATACCTTCGCCTATGTACACTTCACCGTCAAATCTACCTTTGATTTGAGATAGGATAGATGCCATTCTTTCTATATAGTAATTCTTAAGTTCATCACGTTCATAAGAGTTTGCTTCATTTTCTAGTCCACAAAAACATATCCACATAGCACTCCAGTCTGCTGACATAGATGCTACTCCTAATGATTGAAGTCTACTTGCTTCCCATAATATATGTTCTTCATGGGCATCCATAATCTTTTTTAACAAATTCATATCAACAAAGGCTTGACCATTAAATGGAAACAGAGAATTGTTTTGATCGTCAAGGGTCAGAAACTGCCATGCATAATGCATATTCATACCTAGTTCTTGTGCGGTTTCAGCAATAAACTCTACTTGCCAATCTTTAATATGTTTACGACTATGATTAATTTCCCATGTTTCTGCCTGATGATCGTCCCAATAACCAAAGTTATATACCCATGCAGTTTCAACACCATGTTCTTTTAACTGACGTAAAGTTGTTCGATACATTAACTTGACATATTCTTCTTGGGTACAATCATTGATCCAACTATCTCCATGACTTTGATAGTTGCCATATATCCAATCTAAGCCGTAATCTTTAAAGCCAATTGCTCTAAGATGATCTTCACCAAATTGATTTTGGGGCATAGGGAGTTCATAGTCTCCGATATATGATTGTTTAATTTTTGCGTTATGTGGGTTGACACAAGACCCTTCACTGTCTTCATCAGATACAGTTACATCTACACTTGCTGTAGCACCTGAGCAGTTGATAGAGAACGTATAGTCTCCATAGTTATCTAATGTTATATTTTCAGTACCAGTCAATGACTTGGTGCCAGACCATGATCCAGATGCAGTACATGATGTTGCATTAGCACTAGACCAAGACAATACAGTTGTGTCTCCTGCTACGATTTCATATGGGTTTGCTGAGAAAGTTACTGTTGGTGTATTAGTATTACCGCCACCTGTTGATCCGCCACCTGATACACTACCTGCAATGATTCCACCTGCAACATCAGTTCCTCCACCACCTCCACCACAGGCTGTGATAATGGCTAGTAAGGGAATGATTGTGATATGTCGATAAAATGTCATTCTGTGTACCTATATGTGTCAAGTGTTTATATAGTATACACGATTTCGGTACCCAATGTCAATAGAAAAATGCCCAAATCTTACGAAATGGGCATTTTAAGTTTTGATGTCTTCTCTGAGGAAAGAGTCTAGTAAACTAGATACCCATTTGTCCGATTGAGTGAACCATGATCCAAGTAGTTGTTACGAATAACATTACTTCACCAAATTTTTCTCCATCAAACTCAAGGTAGTGCTTCATGCTTTTGAGAGTTTTCAATGTCGTCTCCGTGTGTGTATTGCAAGGTTGTATTTTGAATGCACCTAAAAAAGGATTTCTCAAATGCGTAAAAAATACGACTATGTAGGACCCTCCTACAATGACTATTTATGCCTCAATTTCAAAATTTGTATTTTTAGTAATCGATACCTTTTTGGGCTACTCGTTCACCATTTCTATCGAATGCACAAGTGTCACACCAGCTCCAATCATCATGGTTACAGTTGCCTTCCACTCTGCGTTTTTCTGCTTTGCGTTCTTTTGATTCATTCATTGCTTTGACCCAACCATCTGAATTCTCTTGCCATCTTTTATCGTTAGTCATTTTTAGAATCCAAATATTCTCTTAAGTTCCCGTGTAAAGTAATCATCATTGCTGTCTTATGATCATAAACTCTAATAAAAGGTGCTCCCTTTTTTCCTCTGATTTTATGGACACCTAAATAATAAGGGCATGTAATTTTTTTAATAATTTCTTGTACAAAGGCTTCTGGGGCAATGATTCTACGTTTGTGCATCGTTTTAGGATCCAGTCCTAATGCAAAATCATAGAATTCTAATTTTGCTAGTTCAAATAATTGTAAACCATCTTCACTTAGTCTTAGACCTTGTCCACCTCGACCAGTCAACCACATCTTAAATATAGTATCGTCTAATGAAGTTGTCGGAAGATATCCATCTGGGATTTCTTTTAAGATGGCTAATGTGATTTCTTTTTTAGTCTTAGGAAATTTCATCCGGATATACTGTACGTCCGGTGCTTAGGAATACGACAGTAAACATGTCAGTTTTGAATTGAGCATTTAATTTACGACACAAATTTCTTGCATGACCTGGATTAGAAAAACTTGTCTTCTTATATTTGGGTGCGGCATCACTTGTTAAGTAATGTGAAGACTTTAAATTAATAGGTTGATCATCATAGTAAACTGCCCAGATGCCAGACGCCTCAATGATTTGATCACACTTGTATGTTTCTTTATCTACATACTCTAGGATAACATGTGGCTGGCTTCTACTCACTTGAAGTTTCCGCCTTTAACCTGTACATCGATTGTTTCTTCATTATCTTTTTCCTTTTTCAACTCATGCAAATCTGCTAACAACATTACCAACTCGTCTCTAAGACCTCTGGCATTATCAATAGTGAGAACAACGTTTGTACTTGATTTACTTTCTCCTAGTGATACTTTGTTCACAAAATCTTTGATGTGTAACATAATATGCTTATATATTTATCAGATTTTTTGCTTCTTCTTTAGTTTTGAACGGCCCTTTATACGGATATCTTTGAATAAAGATGTATTTTGGGCAAAAAATGACTTGTTCTATACCATTATGTTCAACAACAAAGTAGCCAGCAGAATGAAAACACTTAGATTTTTTAGTCTTAGTAAAGACATGCAAACTACGTGCCACATCATAAACAGAGTTATATGTTCTTGCAGTAGTTGGAAACTCAGGATAGGGTGTCTCTACTTGTTTCTTAGATTCTTTGGGAGCAACAAATTTTATTTTTGTATTCTTTTGAATCTTTTTAATAGACTCAAATTCAAACACTTCATCTTGTAGAGTAACGTTAAACGTTCCTACATTGTTTGCAAATACATTGCCTACTTTTCTTTCGCCGTCTTTTAAAATCCAAAACTCATCATCTTTGATGGGCTTTGCAGTTAGTTCTACATCTAATATCATTTTTTCTCCATTAAGTTCGTAAACATATATGTTATTTGTTTTTACCATTATCCTACCTTTAATTTCCCTTCATAGGGTGTGTTCAACCATTTAGAATAAACATCTGCTTGATCACTAATTCTGTTAAGTTCATACTTACCGCAGAACCTCATAAAGTGTACACCTACTTGTGCAACGTTTTCTTTAGTTAAACTTGACTTGATAATATCATCAGTCGCATTTCTAAATGCAATGGGTTGTGCTGTAAGATCGATTAGTGTACGATTACGTTCATAATCATCACGTACCCTATGCTCAACATCATTGTGATCAGTCCAACGTTGTAACATGATGTTGTTCCAGTTGAATCCACCTTTATCTTTATCAGCAAATGCTTCTAATAGACCTGTCTTGTTTTTAGTACCCTTCTTACGTACACCTGGATATGCACTAAACACATTGTCACTAGTGTCACCACGCATACATTTCTCAAACAATAGATACTGAGGGTCTTCTAATGTCTTATGCTCCTGAGTCTTTTTATCAATGACTGGTCTGCCTCTATCATCAAAGTAACCATCAATAGTAATTAACTGCTTACTAACACCATTATACATATGAACAGACTCTGATAGCAACTGTAGATAGTCAGTATCAGTAGAGATAATGATATGTTCATCGTCAGGGTGTAGTGCGGCAAAACGTGCAATACAATCATCAGCCTCAGCATTCGGATCACGTAAGACTGTTACGTTAGTTTTTTCAGATAAGAATGTAGTCAATGCTTGATAAGTCTCCCAAAACATTTCACTTTCTTCAATCTCTGCTTCAGTCAAATCTTGTTCTTGTACTTTACGATTTGCTTTGTATGGAGTATAAAACTCTTTACGCCATGAACGACCTTCTAAACAGAAGACCACATGGTCAACACCGTAGTTACGAACTGCTTGATTAACTGATCCTAAAGTCAGATGCAATGCCATACCTATTTTTTCCCATGTATCTGCGTTGCGTGATGCAACATGCTTTGCACGGAAAAAG